GTCTGATTTAGAATCTATTGTTACATCTGATATGTCGGATGATGAGATGATTGAGAAAATATCAGAAGCTTTTAAGTCTTTTAAATTTGAGACTTATAATGATTATCCAAAAGCCGCATCTGAAAATGCTGCAAGAGCCATTAGATTGAGAGATGAAAATGATCTTAAATGTGGTACATTAGTAGGTTGGCAAAGAGCTAATCAATTAGCAAAAGGTGAGAATATTTCAAGGGAAACAATAGCTAGAATGTCAGCATTCATTAGACATAAAGAAAACTCAAAAGGTGATCCTAAAGAAGATTGTGGTGCTTTGATGTGGTTAGCTTGGGGTGGAACAGAAGGTATTGATTGGGCTCAAAGAAAATTGAAACAAATAGATACTGCTTTAAACTCATCAGCTTATCAAACTATTGTTAATAGAATGAGTAAAGATTCTAAAGATGTAATAATTGTTGATATTGATGACACTCTACTTAAAGATAGAAGTGAACCTATCAAAAAGACAATTGATTATGTTAATTCTAAATATGATACACACAGAATTGAAATAGTTACTGGTAGAAATTCAGATGAGATTGAAGTAACTAAGCAACAATTAAAAGATGCTGGTGTTAAATATGATGGTTTATGGATGAATAATTTAGGCACCGTAAATAGCGACAAATATAAAAAAGGTGTTGCTAGTAGATTGATGGATAGATATAATGTTGTAGAATCAATTGAGAATTCAAGTTCAGCTAGAAAATCATATTCTGATTTAGGTATTAAGGTTTTAAATCCTATTAATTTATCAAAAGAAGAATTTATTGTAGAACCAGAAAGTGGTGAAAGTGAACAAGAATTTGTATCAAGATGTATTGCAATTGAGATTAACAACGGATATCCAAGTGATCAAGCAGCTGCTATGTGTTATACAAAATGGCGTGAAAAATGATTTCTAACAAAATCGAAAAAATTATATTTATAATATAAAACAAAAAATAAATCAATAGAAATGGATGTAAAATACGAAGCTTTAAAACTTTTAAAGCAATTATTCACTAAGTCTAACTTCGCTGATGCTAAACTTACGGATGGTACAATCGTATCTGCTGAGGCTTTCGAGCCAGGACAGGATCTATTTATTCTAGATGAAGCAGGTGAAAAAACACCAGCACCAGATGGAGAACACACATTAGAAGATGGTTCTAAAGTTGTTGTTAAAGATGGTAAGATAGAATCAATAACAAAGTCTGAAGTAGAAGATGGTATCGAAGAAGAGGTACAAATCACAGAAGAAATGGCAATTGAGGTTGAAGTTGAACCATATGTTGAAGAAGTTCCTGAAAAAAAGGACGAGATCGCTATGTTAAAAACTATGTGTGAAGAAATGATGGCTAAAATCAACTCAATTGAAGAAGAGATGGGTAAAATGAAAATGTCATCTGATGAGGCTAACAAAACAATTGCTGAAGCAGTTGTTGAATTATCAGAAAACTTTTCTAAACTACCAGCAGGTGAAAAATTAGATGTTAAACCAACTGATTTTGAATCTAAATTCTCTAAAATCTCTAAATCACCAAAGAAACAAGATATCCACGAATGGATAGCTAAAAATAAAAAGTAAATCTTAAAAAGATTAGAAAAAAAAAATAAATTAAAATGGCTTTAAATCTAGCAAGTTTAACTAAATACACTGATCAATTGGCTACAGATCTAATCTACAAGTCAGTTCTTCAGGGTAGAACATTTGAAACTGGTGTATCAATCCAAACAAATGTAAAATTCGCAGACGCTCTTAACCTTATGACAAGCAACCTTATCGGTATCGCTGGTGGTTCTTGTGGTTATTCTGCAACAGGATCTGTGACTCTTTCACAGAGATCATTAGAGGTGTGTCCAATCACCGTATTTGAAAACAATTGTTTAAATGATCTTGAACAATATTGGGCAGGTAAATTAATGAAAGCAGGTTCTTATAATGAAGCTCTTCCTTTCGAACAAGTTTATACTGAAGAAAAAGTAGTAAAAATTCAAGCTCTTATCGAGGATTTATTCTGGAGAGGATCTAAAGACGGTAACAACACAGGTGCTGGTTCTACAACTGGAAACTTAACACTTTGTAATGGTATCATCAACACGCTTGAATTTACTTCAGCAACTTCTTCTGTAATCAGAGCAGGTGCTACTTTCTCAGGATTTGCAAAAGCTGATGCAATCGCTATCATCGATGCAGTTATTTCAGCAGCTAACACTTCAGCAGCTGACATCTTAGGACAACCAGATCTTAACATCTACTTGTCTTATGGTAACTTCACTACTTTGATGCAAGCATTGAGAGAAGCTAACTACTTCCACTATGATTCAAACTTCGGTGACTTCAGAGTTAATAACTACTTAGGTACTAACTGGAATATCATCGCTGTTAGAGGTCTTAACGGAACTAACAAAGTTGTAGCTACTTACGCTGCTAACCTTTACTATGGTGTTGACCTTGAAAACGATTTCGAAACTTTCGAAATGTGGTATGAAAGATTCCAGGATCTTGTTTACTTCAGATCTAAGTTCAAAATGGGTGCTCAAGTTGCATTTCCTGAATTTGTAATCGAATATAAAGGATAATAAAATTAGATAGGTGGGGTGATTGCTACCCCACCATATCTTAAAAATAAGAAGGCAAAATAAAAATAAAAATAAAATAAATGGCTTGTATTTTAAACACAGGATATACAATCGGTTGTCGTGATAACACAGGTGGAGTTCAAACTCTAGCTATTGGTCCTTGGGAACTTGGAACAACATATACTTATGGCGGTGACGGTGAAATAACAGCTACTTCTTATGCAACAGCATCATTCTACGAATTTGAACAATATACAGAGCAGGCATCTGCAACTGGTGAAGTAACAGCTAATAACGAAAATGGTACTATCTTCAATACTCAAACATTAACATTCATAATGGAAAAAATGGATGCACCAACAAGAGCTAAATTCTTAATCCTTACACAAGGTAGATTCAGAGTTCTGATTAAAACTCAGAATGGTGAATGGTTACTAATGGGTAGATTAAACGGAGCTAGACTTTCAGCTGGTACAAACGGACCAGGTAAAGCATTTGGAGACTTAGCAGGATTTACTGGAACATTAACAGCAGTAGAACCAGAACCAGTTCATATTATAGAAGAAGCAGAAGCATTAAGACTTATAGCATAATTCTTTTTCATATTTCTAAATCCAGGAAGAACCACTACCAAGCAGTAGTGGTTTTTTCTTTTATAAAAACATTTATGTTAAAATTATATTTATATTAAAATCGAGTAATATATGATACACGTACCATATGGAGGTTCAAGTTCAAACATATTAAGACTTACTAAAGTAGCAACTTTAATAGATCCTTACTATACATTTGAATTTGTAAATCAACAATCGAAAGAAACAATCATATTCACATCAGATAATATATCACCAATACCTTTAATATATGATGAGTTTATAATCACATCATCTACTAATTCAGTTGGTTTAACACAAGGTATTATAAATGTAGATAAAGGAGTTTATACTTATAATGTTTATGAAACACAATATCAATACAACTTAGATCTTGGATCGGCATCATTTCTAAGAAGTGGTGAGTGTGTAGTTTATGGCGATAATGACTTTACCTATTCTACCTTCACCCAGTCTGATAATAATGTGACTAAATACTTTGATATAAACGACTACTAAAAATAAAAATTAAATATGCAAGCAGTTAATGATAATAATTTTGAACCAACAAAGATAAACTTTTCAGTTGTCAATCTTGATAACTCTGTTGAAGTTCCTTTAGTTAAGGAAAATGGTAAAAAAGAATGGGTCGAATTCGGTGAGGATAACTTATTCTTTGAATATTTAATTGATATATTCACTGAAAGATCAATTACTCACAGAGCTATTACTGATAGAAAAATTGATATGATATCAGCTAATGGATTTGAAACTACTGGATTAGAATCAATTCAATATAAAGAGTTCGTAGCAAACTCATTTGATTCAGATTCATTAGAAGAAGTTACAAAGAAGATCACTATGGATTATGAGGTAACTGATTCATTCGCTTTAGGAGTTATATGGAATAATGATGGTACTAAAATATCACAAATATATCATATACCTGTTCAATCTTTAAGATATGATAAAAACTATTATAATTCAAAAGACGAACCAAGATATTTCTGGATGTCAGAAGATTGGTCTAATTTGAAAAAATCACCAGCTAAAAGAATACAAGAATTCTCAACTAAGTTTAAAAAAGAAAAGACACAAGTATTATATTATAAAAAATACTCTATTGGTAATAAATGGTACTCAGTTCCTAAATACTATGGTTCTTTAAATTGGTTTATAGCTGAATATGAAATAGCTCATTTTCATAAAAATGCCATAATGAATGGATTCTCAGCAGGATTTTTACTTTCATTTAATAGTGGAGTTCCTACACCAGAAGAAATGAAAAGAGCTTATAAAGAGATACAAGAAAAATTCACAGGACCAAATGGTGCTGGTAAGTTTATATTAGCTTTTAGTAATGGTACTGATCAAAAACCAGAACTTACAAAAATCGATTTAAACGATTCTGACAAACGATATACTGAATTGAATGATCTTATTCGTCAAAATATTTTCGTAGCTCACAATGTTATTAATCCTATGTTATATGGTGTCTTTGTAGCTGGTCAATTAGGAGGTAGATTAGAACTTGAAGAGAGTTTAGGAATATATCAAGCTGTTTATATTGATTATAGACAATTTGATATAGAAGGTGTTTTAAATAAACTTGCTAAAATTAATGGTATTGTTGAGCCAATAAAACTTAAAAAATATAAAATCTCAGAAGATACAAAGCCAAATAATGTGGAAGAAGAGAGTGTAGATGTTGCAGCAACTGCTTTAAATGGTGCTCAGATATCATCTTTAAATGAAATTATAGCGAATATAACATCTAATGTATATCCAATTGAAACTGGATCATCTATAATAAAAGCATCTTTCCCATTCTTAAATGATGAAATTATAGATCAAATGTTAAACCCGATAAAAAAATAACGATATAATATGATATACTCAGCATTCATAACCGTAAAATATCTTAAAGACAATTCACCTATTTTACAATACGTAAATGAGGATGAATTACAGGTTTATATTAGACCTGCTCAAGATACTTATATACAAAAAGCTCTTGGTACTAAGTTTTACTATTCTTTGATGTCAAAGATAAGTTCTACAAGCTTAAATACCAATGAGGTTGATTTAATTACTCAATATATTCAACCAGCTTTAGTATGGTGGTCTACTCACGAGTTCGCTCTTTATGCTAATTATAAATTTACTAATAAAGCAATCTCAAAACAAAACTCAGACAATTCAAATCCATCTGATCTTAATGAGGTTAATTACCTTACTTCAAGTATTAGACAAAAGGCTCAATATTTTACTGATAGACTTACAAGACATTTGATGGGTGAGACTACTACATTTCCTGAATATCTTGAATACTATACTAATACATTTGAGAATATACCATCTTCAAGACAAAATTATTTTTGGGGTATTTATGTACCAGGTGGTAGATTTGATGATCCACAAGATTGTGGTGGATTTGGAGCTAATCCTGGAAACTCGATTAATTTGAATCCTTAATTTTTCATTAACCAAAACCTAACCTAACCAAATGAAACATTACTTATCACATTTACTATTATCTTTGCTTGCAGTATTCGCACCAGTAATACCAATTCTATTAACAATTGGTGCTTTAATAATGATAGATTTTGTTGTAGGAATTTATAGAGCACATAAAATGAAAGAAGTTATCACATCAAGAAAGATGGGAAATACTATTTCTAAAATGCTACTATATCAATTAACTATATTAAGTTTATTTTTATTTGAAACATATATAATAGGACCTATCTTACCACTCACTAAAATTGGTGCTGGTTTAATAGCTGTTACTGAATTAAAATCTATTGATGAATCAGTTGAGAAAATGACTGGTGTCGGAATATGGAAAAGAATGGTAAAAATAATTAGACGTGGAGAATCTCAAACAAAAGACTTTATTTCTTAAAATACTCATACTTGTAGTAATAATAATTATAATTGATGCTATATGGAACAGGATACATTAAAACTTCTTAAAATTGATTTAGGTGTGATTAGAGACATTCTAATTGAAAACAGGATGTATCATATACACAAGAACAAAATAATGAAATCTAAGAAGAAATACACACGAAAAAACAAACATAAAAAAACCTCTGACGAATAATCAGAGGTTTTTGATTTTAACACGGACCAACTCATTTAATTATAATTTGGCAATTCAATCGGTAGAGTTTTATCTGTTGGTGTTTTTTCTTAAATGTCTAAATGAATCTATATTAATAATTACTCCAGTTGTTGTTAATAGTGATCCAACTAATAATGTTCCTATTGCAAAGTTATCTTTTTTTGGTTCAACTTTA